AATCCAAACATCTCAATAATAGAATGAATTTCTAATCCAGGAATAGTTAAAATTTCAGATAAAGGAAAAACATCGTTCATAGCCGAAGCAGACCTTAGTATCCTGCTAGGGCCTTCTTGGTAATTCTTATTCATAGCGTAACCATTAAATTCATTAGGTTCTTCTGCTTCATTTATAACAACACCCCCAACATATTCAACTCCATCAACAGATGCTCTAGCATTATATTTAACGTTACCCTGCCCTTCTTCGTTCCACTTATAACCAGTAATACCGCTAAAACTAAAAGTATCATCAGGCGGCTCAGGATAAGTAAAATTCATATCTTTCCACTCTTGATTAAATTTAGGATAAGCAAGACCATCTGTAGTATTTGGATACCCAATAGCATGAGCTGCGGAACCATTAGCATCGTTTAATGTGGTAGTATAAATAATATCATCAGCAATAGTCTCCTGAGATAAATCTCTAGATGTCCAAGGAATCCATTCTTGCTTTTCACCTGCTTGTTTGGAACCTTTAATCCAATCCATTTCAAGCATTTCATGTATTTCGGTAGGGTCAGAGCTATCACCAGCGCTAAACTTTCTTTTAAAATATATTTTTGCGCCTGTGATTCTTTTATCCATCATATTATATCTATCTCCATTTGATGAAAAACAAACAACTGGCCATAACTTAAATACATAAGCATTATCATTATCATCCTCTTCATGAGAGAAACTTACCTCTCCAATTTTTGTTGCTGTTGTTTCTTGTATTCCTAATCCCTCATCATATAACCATGTAGTATAAAATTCATATTCTGCATTATCCCAACCCCCAGTAAACGTATCATTACTTATCATTTCTTTATAAGCTCCAACCGTTTGCTTCACGAATCCTATACCTAATGTATTAAAACTATTTGCAGCGTATACTGATACATCGCTAATTTTTCCAGACCAACCACTATTACTTGGCGTGAATGTTACCAAAGGGTCAGACAAATCAAAATCATCTCCTGATGCGACAAGAACTCTCGCTTTATAATAATTAACTCTTCCATCTGTAGCTGCTGTATCATTATCGTTGGCAATAACTCTTGTTGAAGTACCACCTAAATTTTCGCCCCCACTAACTCTTATATCTAACCCACTACCTGTAGGGCCAGCACAATCTGTTAATGTAAATTGAACAATCCATGAATAATCTGTAGGTGGAGCAGAAGTTTTGGGGTAATAAGCTAAAGAATATACGCTACTTCCAGATTTTTGTATATAACTTTTATTTGTTGCATGTGGAACCCATGTCCAATCATTAGTCCCACTTGTATCGCAATCACCTTTATTACCGCTATTTATAGTATGCCAATAGTGAAGTATTTTTTTATCAGCAGCCGCAGTTGTGTTTTCTGCGTCAGCCTTATTATAAAGCATACCTCCATCATAAACTAAATTAAATCCTGGGAGGGTTTTTGAACCAAAGAAAGTGTTAAAATAAGTTATTACCTGATGGGCATTATTAATTTGTTCATTTCCAATAGCATTATATAGCTGATAAAAATGAACATTTCCTGACATATCTCTTTGATTAGTCACAGCATTTGCTTCAGTGAATATATTAGACTTTGGCCATATTTCATTATCTGTTAAACTAGCATCATGCTCTAATGGCCCTGTTTCCCAAGAATAGTCATAATAAACTTCAGCTGGATTAGCGTTTGTACTTAATGCTCCAAAGTTATTAGTTCCACCTCCATGAGTAGTGGGCTTTCTAAGATTAGCCTCTGTGTAATACCATTCATTTATATATGTTGATAATCCATCTCTTCCAAAAAGATTATTCCTATTAATATACCCTAACCATCTAACGCTTGAATTTCTTCTACTATCAGCAGGGCTTGCTTTAACATTTCTTGCAGTTGCTAAAATTCTTAATGCATCATTAGTGAATCTAAAATAAGGTTTAACAGCATAAGTTATCCCATTTTTTTCAGGCCAATTATTAAAATTGGAATCAATACCTAAATCTGCATCTGTTTGTGCTCTTAAACCTATAGCTCCAGTTCCGTCACTTTCTAAAAGTCCATAAGTGCCAGGAAGAGCCCATGACTTACTAAATCTATTCGCAGAACCTTCTTCATCATAATGTAAATCAAAACACTCACCATCTTGCATTGCTATATATCTTGTAAAAGAATGTTTTGGTATAGTTTTAAAGTATCCACCATGATTAGACCTACTATAATCTGCTGAAGACCTTGTAAACTTCGTTATATTAACATCTGTATCAGAACCGTCAACTACATTAACTAAATACATATAACCACCTATGCCAGATGTTATAGTATCTCCATCAACTTTAAAATAACGATTATTAAGCTCATGAACTGGACTCCCTGTTGCAGTATCAGCGTCATTTACATTAATTCCCCATATGTAAATATAATCGCCATCATTAACCTCAATAGTATAGTTTTCTGCTCCAAAAATTGGTGTAGAAGCCGCAGCTTCCAATTTCAACCTATTGCTTACAGTCCCACCAGTATCATTAGCAACCGATTCTATTCTTCCAATCTGACCATAAGACCATCTTGACGAAAAACTAAAAAGGCCACTTCCAGGGTCAATTAATGGGCGATTAGTTCCCCTTGATTTACCTAGAACATCCGTTGAGGCATCAAGAGCTCCTCCTACAGAATCTAAATATCTATAAGTAAGCCCTTGTCCAGTAACATGGCTTGCTTTTCCCATTAATCGCAAAATCCCTGGTTTGTCATAAACAACTCCTTGAGATTTAGCTAAAGTATGGTCTTTTAAATCCTTTGGAGAAACATAACTATTATATCCTCCACTGAATACAGTTATACTTTTAGTCTTCTTTGCCATTAACTGTCAATTAAAGCTTTTTTAACGACATCTTCAACACTATCCCAAACAGCGTCTAAGATTTTTGCTTCAGTTTTTTCAGAAATAAATGGAATATCAACATTCTCATTCATTTTCTTTATTAACTTTTCTTTCATTTCGTCATTGAATATATATCCAGCAACTATTTGTCCGAAACTATCAGCCATTATATCTCCTTTTTATTTGTTATGCTCCTGCAATAAATATCTCTAAATCGCAACTTGCCGTATCTGCATCAGCTTGAATATTTGTTAAATCTCCTAGGTTTGTACTGGAAGCAGCATCAGCATCTTGAGTTGCGTTCATAACATCTACCATACCACCTGAATTGTCACCATTCCATACCATCGATTGTCCGGCATCTAATTTTATAGCAACTTCATCATTATCTTGGTTTCTAAATGTTAATGTGATAAAATTTGTATCATCAAGATTAGTAAACCTTAAATATTTCACATTAGCAGCAATATATTGTCCTGCTCCAATTATTGATGATAACGTCATTATCACAGCTTCAGTAGTTGTTATAGTTTCAATTCTACGAGTAACATTTCCTATGCTTGAAAATGTCCAAGTAGATTCTCCTCCATAATCTCTTCCATCGAGAGTTAAGCTTTCAGTTAACTTCACAGTTAAAGTGGCAGCAGAAAAACCTGTCTTTCTACTCATTATTTTCTCCTTTTATTTTATAATTACACTTAAAATTTTTAGGTGAATGCGCCACTTCTTCTAATAATTTAAGGCGATTCTCCAAATTCTTTACCTTTCCATCTAATTCGTTATCTTCAAATACATAGCTCATAATCTTATCTAACTTGAAATGTTTAGTTAATGCGTTTGCTACTGAATTTATAAGCATTTTAGGTATTATCATTTTATCCATCTTCCAAATAATTTTTTACCTATTAAAACTAAGCCTATAATAAGAAGAACACTAAATACATCAATTGCATGATTACCGCTATCACTTTCAATAGAACCTATAGGTGTTTCGATTTTAAATTGTTTAGTCTTATTCATTAGGTATTCCTTCTTTTTCTAACCATTTTATAACATCTTTAATCTCGTCTAGTACTAATTGTTCATTTTCTTCATGAGCTTCCCACTCTACAGAAGGCACTTTTTCAAAAACCTTATTTAGTAAACTTACTAAAAAAGTCGATGAACCAGCAGGAGTCTTTTGGCTTACTTCTTTTAAAATGTTTATAAAGCTTTCTTTTTTATCAGGTTGATGTTCTACGCCATATGCTCCTTCACTATGAACTGTCGCATCACCATACTTATCCCATTGTCTTTTCCACTCTGAATAAAGAGAATCTCTAACTGACTGAGGTTGATTCCCCCATTGCTTTGCATGGCCCATTTCTGCAAGCCACTGCTCAAAATAACGCCTTGGCGACATAACTATAGTGTCTTTGGAAAATTCTCCAAGGTCTCTTGAATCTATTCTATAATAACTTCTACTAATACCATAATGGTCGTCTTCTTTCGTAGACCTTAAAAAAGGATTTCCATGTTTTCTCATTACAGAATCAATTGCAAAATGTGCATTTTGCCAATCAGTAGAATAAGTAGATGTGCCATCTTCTCCGTACAGCATATCAGAAACTTCTTTTATTTTATAATTGATGCTATTTGGATTATCTACGCCCCAACGACTTCCCTTCCAATTAACATTACCTTCATCATCATAAAATTCTCTAAGTTTCCATTCAATACTAGGTTTAGTAAGAGAGCCTTTTATACCACTAAGTGGATTTATATTAAATGTAGGATAATCTGATAAATGTTCAAATATATAGTTGTCAACTACCTTATTTAGCATCGTCTCTTGACTTAAACCATTACTCATCGTTCATTCCACCTTTTTCCATAATTCTTAGGAATTTATCTCTTAATCCATTCCCTGATAATCGTGCCATTATCTCTACCTGTGCTTTGAATATACCATTTAACTTCTTCTGTTCCATTTGAACTTGCTTCTGTTGGTCTATAAGTTTAATAATAATACCTTCCAACCTCTTGAAGTCTTGGTCTAGTTCGTTCATAAGAGTAGATTGGATGAACCGATTTTGTTTCCAAATAAAAAACCCGAACGCCATCGCTACCGCTACAGGTATTCCAAATTGTTCCATAATCGCTAAGATATCCATTACTTATTCCCATTTATTAACTCACCCCATAATGAGGTTCTTCCGTTTATTATTTGTATTATATGCACTGTAAATAATCCTTTTGCATAAAAATCTACTATTGCAAATGCATGTGCCCAGTTAATTGGCCTTCCTCCAAGCCAAGTATTTGCCTCTTCCTTCATATCTTTTAAGCACCCTATACTCCAAGCGCTTTTAGGGCCATCCATATGGGTTGCTGACATTTGTTGTATATCATGCCAGTGCCCATACATAACATTACAACCTAATTTCCTAAGATGATTAGCAGTATGGTATTGACCACCATATTGATGGCCGTGATAAAAGTAAAGTTTTCCCATTTTAAGACACTTCCCAAACTTGTAATACGTGTACCCCCTATCTTTAAGATTAACAGCATTAGCAAATTTATACTGAGGTATATAGGGATATTTTTCAACTGCCATATTAAGCCAGTTATCATGATTCCCCTCAGTAATATACTTTTCCTTACAGCCCGACTTGTCCAATGACTCATCGATTTGGTCCATTCCTTTATTAACGTCTTTAATGTCTTCATCAAACTCCTTTATTAAAAATTCAAGTGGTGGTGCCTTTTTTCGTTTGTACTTCCAAGCTGAAAATGCATTCCATTCCCCAACATCTCCTAAATCTACATAAGCATCAGGTTTTACTATTTCAATTGTCTTCTTAAGACAGTTGATTGCAGGTTGGTCGTGAAGTGGAAAGTGTTTATCTGGCGTTACAATTACTCGTTTAACGACACCTTTATCCATATATTATTCCTTAAGCTGTTTACGTATCAAAGCTATTTTATATACAAAGTATACTATAGTAGCAATTCCAACCCCTACTTTTACAATCTCTGGCAAAAAGTCCATAAATTGAACAGTTATGCCTCCTCCTCCAACTATAGCTGACTTTAATGTATCTAAATCCATCAATCCCCCTTAAACATTATCTATTATAGCTGCTACTATGCATTGTATTTTATTACCTCCGGTACCTGCTCCCGATTTTTGCCCAGATATACAATGAATATCAGCTACTGTTACACCATTAAATTTTCCATACCAAGATTCATTTGGAGCTATTTCTATCGCATCAGCTAAATTGTGAGCTGCTGTTCCAGCGTCTAAACATAAATAAACACTATCTGCTGTATTTACTGTTGACCCATCATCTCTATATCCCGTATGTTTTATTAATAAAAATTTTACTTTATCTGCTGTTGCAACTGCATGCATTGCTGTTCCAGTGTCTTCACCTGTTGAAGCTCCAAACTGTAAATAAGTATTTGCGGCTATTAAGTCGGCATTACTTGTAGTTACATCTGTTAATTTATAATACCAACCTTCTGTCGCATCAACTGGAGTATACTGCATAGTTAATCCACTTAAAGTTTTTGATATTTCATCTGGCAATATTGTTGCCGATAAAGTCATTGTTGCGCCATCTGCCATTACATCTCCTTAAATCCTAGGTACACCAAGTTGCCTTACGCCTGATTTGCGTAAAGGATATTGGCTATACATTTTTTTAAACATTTGTCTATAATACATAGCTTTTTGCATATCACCTAAATCTTCAAATAATCTAGATTTTACATAACATACCAAGCAAGGAATAAGCCCTTTATCTAAACCAGTTACTGTCATAATATTTTCATCAACATCTTCAATTTCTCCATACTGTTCATGAAAATGATATCTTAATCCATTAAGGACTTGATTGCCATTATATGTATCATATTCTCCCGATTTAAGCCCGTTATCTTCATCAGTTTCAGTTATAAGCACAACAATTCCAAGTTTATCTCCCTCAGTATACCATGCAAAATAATCATTTGGATAATCTATTTTAGCCATTATGTATTATCCCCTTTCAATAATAAATGAGGGTCTGTTAATTTTGGAATCACATTATATCTTCCATTGGTATCCTTTATTTCAACTCTTGTAATATCAATAATATTACCATCAAGATTATATAATCTTTGGTCTTTTTGTAAATTTTCAGTAAAATTACCTTTTTTAAATTGCCTTGTTGAGCCTATTTCTGTTAAAGCATCATTCATTAATCTCATTATATATTTTTTAGGTTGTCTCCCAAAAAGATGTTCAATTTCACTAATTAATTCCTTAACTTTCATATTATCCCTCCGAATATTTATCTATAAGTTCTCTAAGTTGTTCTGCTGTTTTTGCTTGTGATGTCCTTTTAATTCCACCTTCTTTAGATTGCTTAAAAGCTGCTCCAAATTGAGATAAATATAATTGAAGAGATAATTGATAATCCTGTTTTAAAGAAGTTAACAATGGAACATATATATCCTCATCTTGTTCATTCTGTAATAAATATGTAGCAGCTTTAATAGAGGCACACAACACAATTAAATGGTCAACTTCATTTGGAATTGCTACAGGAGAAGATTCAGAGTCTGGGTCATAATTTAACGAATTCATATTTAAATAAGAGATTTTTATATATGTGGGGGTGTCATTAATGTGTTCTAAATGTGTTGGAAGGGCCTTTACTGTCTGAGCAGAAGATGGGCCATTAAGTCCAACGGTCGCAGGTTGAATATAATATACAGGGTCAGAGATAGTTGCATATTTAACGCTACTAGACTTCGCAGCCTCGAATGCATCAATATGATTTATTTCCCTGCACTCGAAAATTTTATCTACATTCACAAAGGTAGCATCAGTAGAGAAAATAACACCTAAAATTGGCTCAGAAATTGCTTCTCCTGCATATGAAAAAGCAACTGCTGTTTGAGTTGCATATCTAAATTTTTCTGTTCTTGGTATAGAAGAATAAACCTCTCTTATAGAATCTTGTATCCAATCTTGTATATAAGTTTGAATAGTGGCCCCTGAAGTATCTATGCCCGTTAATGAACTTATTCTTGAATCTAATGTCGCCATCTTATTTTCTCATTTTCTCTATAGATTCATCCATAGTTGTAGTGTTAAATTCTAATTTAGTTGTCCCACTCCAAGTTGTACGCATATTTACATAATTTTTAGTATTATTACGTGTCAATTCAAATTCATGGTCACAAGAATTAGGTTTAATAACCTTTTTACATTTATCACAATAAATAAAAATTGCCATTATTTTACATTCAAATAATAATTTCTTAATTTTTCAAAATGCTCGCTTGAGTCTGGTCTACTCATTGCGTCTTCAAGTAAATTGTTAAATTTAAGCCATTCTTTAGCAACTGAATCTGCTTTTTCATCGGCCATAGGGCCATGCAAATCAGTTCCCGGTCCATAATGTTTTACGTAATTTACTATTTGTGAGAGAGTGGAATTTTCTAGAAACTCTATCATTTCATCTGTAACAGAATATTTAGTTGGCATCCCCTGTCGACCCGATTCTTGGGCCATACTTTCTATTACACTTTCTGGAATCTCCCCACCATTAACATATTTTCTAATTATTCCTCCACCTTCGTATCCCATTCCTTCCTCAACAGGTGCTTCCATTTCATCAAGACCTAAATCTGGAATTTCAACATCAGGAGCAATAGGCTCTCCATATTCAAAATTATCACCCATTGGAGTTGTTGTTTTCCTATCCATTGCATTTGAAGCAGGATAATTATATTCAAGTTCCCAACTAGGGTTACTGTCAGCTATAGTTGATGCTCTATTTATACCTTCTTCATTATAAGGTTGTCTAGAGACAACATCACCACTTACTTTATCTTTTACTGTTGGCATTTTAGCCCCTCCTTTTTGTAGCATCTATCACTGGAACAGTATAATTACTATCCTTGCTTTTATGCTTTTTAACTATTTCGTAATCATCAGGATTTTGATTTAAAGCTAATAAATTCTCTTTATGCTTTCCTGATGCGTTATTTTTGTTCTTATTAATAATAATTTCACCACCTTCTGCTTCAATGAGTATTCCTCCTTTAGCATGAGATGAGCCAATCAATTCACCACCTTTTGGATATTTTTTCTTTTTATACATTATAAATAATATGCTATAACACTACCGCTATCTAACTCAATAGAAGCAAATTGTCCGTAAATAGTTGCGCCTGATGGAATTTTAAAAGTAGCTGGTATAGTTGCTGTTAACCATGTTACATCACATTCTGATGTGTCTACTACTGAATCTTCCAAGGCTGTTAATGCAATAAATGGTCCTGTTATTTCAGCTGTTCCATCTATTATAATTGCTCCATTTTGCCCTAATTGATGGTTTTGAGCTTCTATTACTGTAAAATTACGTATTCCTTTTGCCATTTTTACCTCCTGCCCTAAGCACTGACTATGCATGAATGGGCTCGTTAAATTTTAAAGTTATGTTACTTGTAGATTCGGGGGTTACCCTTTATACGATAACCCCCATAGTTCTACAAACTATTAAGCTTTATTGATTTAGCTTATTCATTACCTATACATTAAGAGAATATATGAGTTGCTGTGCCATCACCAAATGTGTCGCCACTAAGAACCCATTTAGATTCTGATATGCATTGGAATTTTACCATACCACCGATAAATCTTCCATCTGAATCTGCATCCATTGTAAGAATGTAGTCAGCTGCTGCTGGGAAATTCCAGCCATCAGTATCTATATTTTCATTTAACGCTTTAACAGTTCCAAGATGGTCCTTATCATGTATTGCAACAGCACCTTGATAAGTATCTGCACTTGAAGCAGCTGTTATTGTTAATGTACCAGTAAAGGTAGTCCCTATATGAAACTCATATACTAAACCAGCCTCTGCAGCTGGAAGAGTAATTGCTATTCCTGCTGCTAGATTTAAATCATAAACTGTACCTGAATCTGCTGCTAACACAGTATATGTTGCAACATCAATATTTACAATTTTTTGATTAGTTTCACCATAGTCACCACTATTTGAATTTAATCTATCACTTCTCATTCATAACCTCCTTAAATCGCTTCAAAGTTGTACAAACAATGTGATTCTGGAAGAGTTATTTCAAGACCTGCTTCTGTAAGAATCATGTCTTTACGTAAATCTTCATCTGCTTGTTGTACGTTTGTTATAATGTGAGTATCACGATTTATACCATTTCCTACAAGAGGTCTATAACTGACTTTACTCATGTCAACTATAGCCATGTAAGAATTAGAAAAACCTCTAAATAAAGGTTCTCTAACTAAGTTTAAATCGCCGTGAATAGTATTAATTGCAAGTAGCTTATGTCCATAAGAACCGTTCACATACTCTTTATCAATATTATATTGTTGGTATGTGTTAGCATCATTAGTTTCTTTAATTAAACCACCTGCTCCGAATTTATTAAATAAACTCATTACAGGAAGTCCAGCTAAAGCTAATTTAGCAGATGAACCTCCACGAGCTGGGTCATATATAACTTCAAAATCAGTAAGAAGTCTATCATAAGTAAACTCCCCTTCTGCTAAAGTTCTATTATATGAAACTCCGGGAGAATATGATAAATTCCCATCTCCAGAAGTAGGGGCAGAATTAGCAACTATGTGCCCTACCATTCCTTCTGAATATTGAATTCCATCTACTCTTGCTCGTTGTCCAAAAAGCATAGCTCTTTCTATATCTACTTTATGCTCTCTTAGTTTTAAGTTCCAGATTCGTTGCCATTCATTTGCATATCCTCTGTAATTTGTCGCAATTGCAGTATTCGTCATTTCTGCGGCCGTTTTAAAGATTTGAGTATAACCGAAGTCATCATCTAATCCTTTTGACCAAACATCAGGAGAACCAGTACCTTCTTCAAAAGAAGTACCTATAACTTGACATTCATTATTATTTGATAGAACATTATACCCTGTACTAAAATCAGAACTTGGTAATGATACTATCCTACCTGTGAATGTATTTGAACTTCCTGCGTCAGTCACAGCACTATCAACTCTAACTGTTACATAAGCATTTCCAATCGCAGCGTCTAAAACTTGAACTGCGAAAACCATACCCTTTTGAAGCCAATTAACATCAGTTGCACTACCAGAAGAACTATCATCAACAGTAAACGCATATTGTAGACCAGCTGTTACAGCTGATTCTCCATTTACGTGTGCTGCTAATTGAAAAGTTCTAGTAGTCCAATCGATTTTTGACCGATTCTCTAAGAATCTAAAAACAGGGTCGGTTGTCGATGCTTTCGACATCTTACTTAAATATACAAAAAATGGAGACTCGTCTGGTGATAATTCAGCAACTCTATCGCCAAAGTCATATAAACGTCTTTGGTCAGGGGCTTGGCCTACGCCAGCCGTAGTGGCTGCTGCTGTAATGTCAGAACTTTTAAGTTGTCCCGCTGTAATTGCCATATCGACACTCCAAATTTAACCCTCTATCAACTGTATAAACCTTCAAGTAGGGCTGTTATTTAATTAAAACTTGTTATTGTCGCTGGCGCCCATAATCCCTTTCCACATAGTTTCATCGTCTGAATCAGTTTGTGGTGTTTGACCATTTAGAATACCTCCAGTAGTTGGACTACTTTGAGTTGTTCTAACATTTTCAAGAGGGCTTTCAGCGTCAGCTGCCGTAAAAGCTCGATACATTTTAAGAATACCATCAATACCATATTCAGAAGGGTCTTTGTCAGCAAACTCAATAAAGCCATTGATTTCTTCAGGCGACATTCCACGAGACTGTAATTCGCCTCTGAGTTTAGTCATAGACTGTTCCTGTTCTAATCGTGCTGTTTGAGCAC